AGAGTAAAAAAAATAGTAAAAGAACAAGTATAACTAAAAAGAAAAGATGTATTATTGGAGGTAATCCTAAAAATGCAATTATACCTATAGAAAATACGCCTATCTCTAGAGAAAATGCAAGTATAAATAAACCCCGATACATACCACCACATTTGAGAAACATATCAAGTGTATCAGATTCAACACGAAATATAGAATCAAAACCAAAATCAAAACCAAAATCTTATAAAAGCAGACAATATGTATCTGGTGATTTGGATAATAATGCATTTATTGAAATTAGACCATATCCACTAAATGCATCTACATTGCAATATATGTGTAATAATAATAAAATTTCAATTGATACAAATGGCGATGTTAAATGCGATCCTGGATTAGTAGTTAATGTCAGTGATAATAAAAAGGCTAAAGTCCATAAGTTCTCTAGAGAAATGATTGACTTATGGGAAGATGAAACAACCACAAAGACATATATAGAAGGCAATACATTTTATAATCATGTGAAAGAAAAAGATGATATAAGTGATAAATATTCAGTTTATACGACACAAGACATAACATATTTCCGTGATTTGGTTGAAACTTTAAAATCTGGTAAATATGAAAAACCGGATTTGCTATTTACAGATTTGCAATTTACAGATTATAATATTATAAAAGATGTCGGAGAATATAAGATTGTCGGGTATCCAGACCCAAAACATTTAGGTCCAATTCTAGCAAATTCTGAATTTATGGCAGAATACAAAAATATTGCTGATGCACAAATTCGCAATTCTAATGATGAAATTGTTAAATTATATAATGTATTTGGGAATAGTGCTACAAATATTGCTGATGTGTTGCTATCACTTGATACAGATAAACAACATTTAGAAAGTATGTTGAAAGTTGTTGATATTAGCGAAGATGAAAAGAAAGATGTTGTTGAAAAGATTAAACAATACCAAGATAAAATAAAAGAAATGGCACCGACTATATTCAATAAACCAAACATTAGAATTAGATATATTTTCCATATATTAAAAGGAGATGATAATATGATTTTATCCGTGAAAGAGCTCACTAAAGAACATAAAGAAGTACTAGAACAAGTCCAAAATTTAATAGATACAGAAATACCTAAAAAATTTTATATAGATAAACCATCATTTAATTCTTATTATGAATATGGCGATTACTTTCATATAGAAACTGAATATATACATCCTACAACTAGACTAGATACATTCTCATATTTATTTCAAAAAAGAGTATCGTTAAACGAATTAATATATTCATGTAGTATTACGATTGGTGATAATAAAAATGAACCATTTTGGAGCAAATTAAAATTTACTTATCCAAATAAAGAATATAATTTAGCTACGCAACTTACAAAAAAAACAGGTGGTGGAGAGTATAACATTGATTTGAAAGATTCTATAATTATTATATGTAATTTATTGACATCATTTGATACAGAAATATATTATCGAAAAGGAAATGATATATTTTATTTATTATTATCGGCAAATATTGAAAGTATTAATCCACATAAATTGGACTTGTCTAGTGGTAAATTAATATATTCGGTGGCTGGAAAAAAAATGTATCTTATGAAAGGCGTTGTTAGTTATAAAGTTGTTGAATATTATCAAATAGATAAGAATAAAAAAAATATATTTAATTTGTTATGGTATATTCCTACAATTGAACATAATGGAATTCATGACATTCCATTAGCTGATTATTATCCAAGTTATCCAAAAGAAGTGTATAAAAATAAAGATTTGCAAACCAGTAAAATTATAAAAGAGTACCAATCATTTAATTATACTAATGAAAAAAATAACTATGATATTGTAGCTGTTTTAGATGATAATATAAAATACACATTATGGGTTTTTAATGAAATTAACCCTATAAAAAATGAAAATAGATTAAAAAATATTTATGATGTTACAAATTATAAATTGCTTGAAGAAATTGTTAAAATAGTGGATAATTTGCCAAATCCTAAGATATCTTCGTCGAAGATGAGTGCGTATATAAATATGTATTCTATGCTAAAATTTGACAGTTTGCATATACAAGCAGTTAGTAATACATATTATAATAGCACTACAAACATAACTGGGATTAGATTAACAAAATTGGTTAATGTGATTAACAAACTTAAATTAAATCCAATGTATTATAAAAAATATAAACCAAGTATAAAAACATTAGGAATTTTATTATATCAATTTATATCTATATAATAAATAATAATGGTGCATCAAAAAAATATAGACGAATATAAATTAAATTTTAAAAACAATATCACGTATGACAGACATATGACATATATAAAATTATTTATAACATTTTCACCAAATGAGGTATCGCATATGAGTAATTTATGTCAAAAATATGCATTATATAAAGATAGTAAGTATTTTGATATTATATTAAATTTAACAGTGGAAATGACTAAAAAATTCCATTTTCAATTAAAAGCTACAGATTTATATACATATATTAAAATACTAAATCCTACAATAAATAGTAATACATTAATTATAACAAATCATGTCACAACTCTTAAATATTTTGATAAATACATTGATAAATGTGATATGCTAACATATATTAATTATGAATACTCTGATAATTTTATAAATAATGGTTTGCAAGCTGTATTGGATAATAATAAAATTAACAATCTATTTGGTAATATTAAAAATAAAATTAATAAGAATTTGATTAATACCTTCACTAAAAAATATGAATTAATTATATCTAGAGATATTTGGTTTTTAGGTAGATCATGTATTCCAATATATCAATTAACTCGATTGCCAATATTGTTATTTTATTTAACAATGTCATTAAAAAGCTTAAAAAAAGGCGGCGAATTCATAATGTTTATGGCTATAACTCAAGTTAATCCAGCTATGAAAAAAATGCTAGATATTCTATCACATGCATTTACAAATGTAAATTTGCTTAATTTGCCAGACAGTTATATAATTGTCATAATTTGTAAAGGTTATAAAAATAATATAAATTCAGATATGCTAGATAAACTAATAGATATTACTGTATCTAGCCAAAAATATTATCACCCTGTTTGCAAAACCATTGAATATTTTAATAACTCTTATGGAACAGCCCAAGAGTTTATGTATCCTTTAACAGAAAAACTTGGAAATAAAACATCATTAAAAAAATTACCTATACTTGACGACATTGATATTGACATTCCTAGTAGCCCACGTTCAGTATATTTAGCCCACCATTTAAAACAAATTTATGATAGTTATATGGATACTATGAATTATAATATACTAAAATATATTACATACAAAGATGATAAAAATCAAAAAGCTGGTAAGATTGATATAGACCAAAAATTAATTGATACGGTTGTATATAAAAAAATTATAGATATGTTAAATATTTTAATTGAAAACAAAATCCCATATAATAAAACTTATCTAGCATACATTAATAAATACAACAAAAACCTTGTAAATGACATTTATGCTTATCGTAGTGCATTAAAATATCCTTTAATTGATTACCAAAACATTGCATCAAAGAAATTTTATATGAATTTACTTGATAAATTGGGTAGATACGAAGGGTATCATTATGATGAATTAACAGAAAACCAAGATACTTATGAATTAGCGTATAAAGTTAAACAAAATTTATTTGATACACTAGGAATTGACAAAGCCCCTATGGTTGTTAGGAATGCAACAGAAGACTTGACAAGAGGAGTTGCTAGATATTTAACACGTAATTATAAAACACAAAAAATTTCAAATGGATTTGTTAAATTATGGGAAATATATGCCACTTTTAAATCGCTTATTCCAAATAAAAAAACTGTTAGATTATTTCATATTGCAGAAGCACCTGGACAATGGATTCATGCCACTCATCATTATTGTGATGTTAAAAAGGATAAGATTGAAGATATAGATTGGAGGGCAAATGCATTAAATCCTAATAATAGAGTAAATATTGAAAAATATAGCAACGACAGTGTTTTCAAAGACGATTATGGATTTATAAAAAAATATAAGAATCAATGGTTGTGGGGGGCAGATAATACAGGTGATATTACAAATTTAGATAACCAACGATGGTATAGGCAATATTCTAAGAAATGGGGTAATATAGATTTGGTTACTAGCGATGCTGGAATATTTAGTGATGATCCAAATATATTCCAGAAATTAGAATTAGCACAAATATGTATGGTTGCTGGTGTATCTAGTAAAGGAACAAACTGTGTTATTAAGCACTTTTTACCATATATAAGAAAAGCCCCTGAAACCGCAGTAGCAGGTGGTCATTTTATGTCAATGATTATGTTGTATTATATTATGTTTAATAAAGTATATTTGATTAAGCCTGTATCTAGTAATCCAGATAGTGGAGAATTCTATGTAGTCGGACAATCATTTAGAGGTTTAAATGATGATATACATGAAAAATTAATATCATTAATTGATAATTTTGAAGTAAATCAATGTATTTTCCCAAAAGAAGAAATACCTGAAACTTTCACAAAACAAGTTATTGCATTTATTAATAAACTAGTTGAACTTAATATTAATCATAATGAAATGACAAATATGTTGATGACTTGTATTGTTGATCCAAATCCTATAATAAAAAAAGCAACTAAATGCGAATATTACATGAGCCCGCAATATTTAAATGATATACAAGAAAGAAGATTTAAAGAATGGATTAAAATAACCAAATTTGAATAAAAAAATCTATTTTATATTTACAAAATCTATCTATCTAGCAAAATCTATCTAGCAAAATCTATCTAGCAACATCTATCTAGCAAAATCTATCTATCTAGGCAACCATTGGAATGTTTGGAATTACAAAGTTAAATTCATCTCCAGAATTAAGAAGATATAGGACATCCTCATTGTTTCGAAGGCTATTATAAGGTTGGAATACATCGGGAATTTCATTTGCGTTCCACAACCCCCAAAATGTTTGAAGGAAATGGTAAAGATTAAAAACGTTTTCTGACATACCAGGTTGCCATGCTAGCATACGAATTAATTTCCTTTGATTAACTTGAGGCAATCGCCCAAATGCATTTATTACATTCAATAAATTTTGTATCTTGCTAACGGCTTGGTCTTGAGAATGTATTGGCGACATGGTTTTGTGAGTTTGTTGTTGTGAGTTTGGTGGTGTTGTGTGTAAATTATATTCTATTACCTATTATTTTTCAATTTTTTCTGATAATTATTAACAAATTATATATTTATTGCCAAAAATTGATTTTCATATTTACATTATAACGAAAACTATTCAAATCAATAAACAAACATTCAAACTAAACAAACAATAAAATTAATCAAATTAATAAAATATGTCTAAACAATCTCTCATAGGTCCTAGTGTAAGTATTAAAGAAGGTGCATTTACTGCAATTCGATATAGTCATTCAATGAATGGTAATGTGACACAATTTTATTTAGGTAGTCCGCATTCTGGTAAATTGGAAAATAAGTCTAGTAAGGTATCTGTCGAAGATATACAGAATACTAAAACATTTTGTAAGGCAACAGGTCATATTATTCTAGTACATGGAATTACAGCATGTAATATGTGTCATAAACCATCCGTAGCAAAACATACATTCTATCGATCAATGATTTATGATTTAGAAACAACTGAAAAACTCGGTGGTATTGGGGTTGTCATACATCTTGGTAGGAACACTCTAGACATGAAAATATCAAGAGATGAGGCTATTAAGAATATGGCAAATAATATTGAAGGGATTTTAGATAATACTGAAGAGACTGCGCCAAATACTAAATTAATTATAGAAACTGGTGCAGGAGATAGTAAAGGTAATCAAATATGCACTACATTAGAGGAATTCGCAACATTATGGAATATGATACCACAAATATATCATGCTAGACTAGGAATTTGTGTTGATACGGCGCATATATTTTCGGCTGGATATAATATTAATACAGTTGATGGTGTAAAATCATTTCTAGATACGTTTGACAAACTATTGGATTTTAAGAATTTAACATGTTTTCATATTAATGACAGTAAAGTTAAATGTAATTCACAAGTTGATAGACATGAAGGGATTGGACAAGGTTATATATTTGATAAAACACAAGAAGGTTCGCTAGAGGCATTATATGAAATACATAAATTTGCTACTAGACACCAGATTCCAATGGCATTAGAAACTCATAAAGCAGGATTTCCAGATGTTCCGGAGGATGCTGGTAAATACGCTCAAGAAGTAGCATTATTTAGGAAATGGGATAAGTCATCTAGCATACCTAAAAAAATCAAATTAGTTGAAATGGATATATCCCATCTAAAGTCTAAATTTAGAGAGTATCTAGCATCAAAAGATATTGAATACCAAACGACTCATAAGAAAGAAAGCGGTATTCCATCAGATATTAAAGCAGTTAATGAAAATAATAATTTAATTGTAAATATATTTAATCAATTGCGTATTAGGTATCAGGCAAAAGAAGATCATATTCGCGGTTCATCTTATCAAAGAGTTGTATATCAATTGAAAAATTATCCAGACGAAATTATAGAAGGCAAACAAGTTAGAGACTTAAAGGGCATTGGACCGAAAATCGTTGAAAAGATTGATGAAATATTGGCTACTAAGACTTTAAAACTTTTAAATAATTTAAATGAAGGTTTGCCAGAAGGAACTGGATTTAATGAGATGTCTAGTAGAGATAATATTAGTTTAGTTCATGGATTTGGTCCAAAAATAATTGAGAAATTACATAAATTGAATATTAAAACAATATCGGATTTGCGAAAGGCATATAATGAAAAGACCATTAACTTAAATGATACACAAATCATAGGTTTGCAATGCCATGCAGATTTACAAGAACGCATACCTAGAGAAGAAGCAAAACAGATTTATGATAAAGTGAAACAATACGTATCACCCAAATATAAGCCTAGTTTTAAAAGTTTAAAAGTCCATTTGGCGGGGTCTTATCCATCTGGTAAATCTACTAGCAAGGATATTGACATTTTAATAACTTCTAGTGATTTAAAAACTAAAGATGATTTGAAAAATGATAAGACTTTACTTGGAATTGTCGAATTATTATCGGAAAAAGGACTTATAAAACATGCATTGTCAGTTGGCTCTACTAAATTTTTGGGGCTAGTAAAGATTGGTGATGTAATGAGACATATGGATATTCGTCTAGTGCCAGAATCAGTATATCCATTTGCGTATTTTCATTATACTAGCGGAGGACAATTTAATAAAATTATTAGAGAAGATGCGAAAAGTAAGGGGTATAAATTGTCTGAATGGGGAATTGAAGTTGTTGATGAGCGCTGGTATATTCAACTTTACCCGAACCCGCCAAAGCTCCTGCTCCATATTGTGATAGAGATTGGGCGCAACCTAAGCCGAGA